TTTTATTTGCTATGTTATTGACGCCGTTCGCTTTGATGGCGCAAGAGGTAATCCCATCAGAAGGGACTATCACCATTGATCTAACTACCTTTACCGGTATCATGGCTTTTGTTACGATGTCAGCTACCCAACTAGCCAAGGTTGTGCCGTATATTGACACCCATAAGTGGGCTAAAGTCCTATCCGCCGTAGTCATAGGTATGCTGGTTTGTATATTAGCGTGGCTACTAAAGGTGTCTCCATTGCTTATAGGGAGTGAATGGTGGGAGGCTCTATTATATGGAGTGGCTGTAGGTCTCAGTTCTGCCGGTTTCTATGATTTGGTTAAGGCTATAGGATCATTATTCATAAAAAGAATTTAATTCTGTACATAATAATAGCATTTGCTGAGAGACTCATCGTTGTGAAATGATGAGTCTCTGTTTTTTTAAATTATCTTTGTGTCAGAACGAAATTAATTAGACATGAGCAAATACGTAATCAAGAGGAAGATACCTAAATATCAAGAGGCCGGGGAAGTCGGGTCGTATATGCTTGGTAATATGGACGGTATACAAGGGTTAGGTATAGAACCTTTGGTGAATACCAACCAAGGATTACCCGCGCCGGTCAATCCGCTAGGGATATATTCTTTGGATACTCCAGATCAGTTGAGGACTAAATACGCTAATGCTTTTGATCAGGATAATGTGTTTCCGGCTAGCTTCAAGGGTAGTTTACAGCGTATAGCTGAGAATTATCAGGACAATGGTATTACGCTTAATAACATAACTGTTAACGATGTTGATAAGTCTAAGACCGGTTCAGGCGAGACGGATGTTTTTGATTTTACCACCATCCCCTACTATGGCGCTGATGATATAGGGTCTAGATTCACTCAGATGGGTCGTGGTATAGGGCGTATGAGAAGCGAGGGATATGGTGATTTATCCACTGGGGCTAAAACAGCTAATACGATAACCACCATAGCCTCAGGAATTAGTGGTATCATGGGGTTGGCTCGTAACGTGGTTTCTGGGATAGCGTCAGAGAAAGGTACTCGTACCAATATCAGGTTAGCTCAGGAGCGTGAGGCCAGACAAAGAAGGCAATCCCAGATGCAGTACAAGGATGGTGGGGGTGTTTATCTAGGACCTAATAATAGGTTCGATAGCGGAAGCCTTACCGGTGAGTACCTGTATCCGTTACCTAAGTCGATGGAAGATCAAGCCAACGTAGAGGTCGAGAAGGGTGAGTACGTGACGCAGCCCGGAGAGGCGCCGATGGAGGCTATGGGGCAGAAGCACGCCGATGGTGGAACCCCCGTTTCCTTGGAGCAGGGAACGAAGGTTATTACCGACGACACAACCATAGAGCCGGATTTCGCTAAATACATCAGAGATACGTATGGGATCAAAGCCACGCCTAAGGATACGTATGCTACGTTAATGGATAGGTATAAGGCTAAGATCGGTCTTAAATCGGCTTACGATGATCAGAAAAAGGCGCTGGAGAAGCTGAAGAAAAACGATAAGATAGATGACGAGAATACAAGGCGTTTAAACGCCTCCGTATTATCTAAGGCTATAAATGATAGCAACGATACCGTTAATGGATTAGAGGGAAGATTTACGGACTTCGCTAATGTCATATACAAGGAGCAGGAAGACCGGAAGATGAAGAAGGATGAGGATACGTATTTCGCTAAGGGTGGTGAGATAGATAACATCATATCCAGATCTATGAAAGAATACGGTCTTACGGAGGAGGATATAGCTGAGGCTAAGAAAGAGCTGCTTAAGAAAGTGGCTGGTATTCGTCAGAAGATGGAGATAGGAGGCACGTCTTTGTTCGGTCGTAAATTAACTTTCCGCCCGATCGAGAATAGGTTCAACAATGATCCTAACTATTTCGGTTATCAACGCCAAGGAACTGATGGCTCTTATGGAGGTATTAATACGGATGAGAGGTTGAATTATTATAAGACATTCAATCCGGTCGCTTACGATGCTTATATGGGAGCTTCAGAGGGCGCTAGGGCTAGGGCATTGCAAGACGCTATCTACGGTCAGACAAGTAGCTGGATGGGCTTGGCTACGGCTGAGAACCCGATCATCGCCAACGCCGAGGCGCTTCGGGATTACACGACGCTCGTTTCCTTTGGCGGTGAGGATAGTCAAGGTAATTACCCGGAAGACAAGAAAGCCGCATATCATGATAGGATGAGAGACAATAAATTAGGTTTGTTTACCACATCTCGCCCTATGATCGGTCTAGACGTTGTTACAGAGGAACAGCATAAGGCTCTTAACGATGCTGGTATCACCCATTTTAGCCAACTATTCTCTGACAAGAACAAGGATGTCGTTAATAAGATACTTGGCGAGGATATGCTTAAGATGCAGGCATTGAGATCCATGAAAGGAATGGAAGGTCTTGATTTTATACTTGATCCTCATAAGGTGGCTCCCGGTCCTATGGATATAGGTGATGTGGAGGAACCTGATGTTAAACTGGATATGCCTGAGCTGATTGATCCCAATACACTCCCTAAGACCAATACAAATGCCGGTAAGTCGAACAGCGGCAATGGAGGCAGGAATATAGTGGGTGGCGGTCTTGACTTCCCCGAGGTATTTAGGATGACCCCGGGAGCCGTGACAACGGAAGGTCTGGAAAGGTATTACGCTCCTACCGTGGATCCGGTGTTGAGATCTGCTGATCAGTATATGGTTGAGACCAATCGTGCTTTCCAATCACAATTGGATCAGATGGGTAATGTCCCGGATTCCCAGAGAGGGGCTTTATCATCCAACCTACAGGCTATCATGAGTTCCAATATAGGTAAGTATATAAATGAGGTAGAACAAGGGAACGTGGCTCAAAGGACTTGGGCTGATAATGTAAACGCCCGGACTTGGACTGATACGTATGATAAGAATATAGCTCAACGTCAGGGTTATCAAAGTCGAATATTACAGGCTTTGGCTAATACTGACGAGAACTGGGCTAGGTATTTTGATAGCGTAAATGATGAGATCCAGCAGAAGTGGAATACGGCTACGACCATGAATACATTAAGGTCTATATTCGGGGATGTAAAGATTGGTCCCAATGGACAATTAATCGCTGATCCTCAAGGAGATATATTGAGTTATAGGAGATTATATCCCGCTCAGGAAGTAACTAAAAGCAAGAAAGGATAAAGGATGGCTTCACAATATAGTATATTAAGGAATTACGGCAAGTACGTATCGCCCTACAACATGGATGTCATGATGCAGGGGATGGGATACATGCAGCAGAAGATAGATACCAATCGGCAGGCTATAAACGAGTATGCTGATTATATTATCAATTCTGACATTATAAAACCTCAGGATAGGGAATATCTTCAGAATAGGTTAAATGGGCTGATACAGGACGTGAATAACGTGTATTGTAAATCTAATTTGGCTTCCGACGGTATAGCCAGAAGTATACAGGCTCGTCTTGGAGAAGCTCTGGATACCCGTGTGTTGAACGCTATTGCCGGTACTAGGGAGTATAGGTCTTTCTCTCAGAAGATCGAAGATATGAAGCTTAATAATCCTAAGCAATATAGCGCTATAAATGAGGCTGTCGCTTTGTTACCATTTTATGAATGGGCTAATGACGGTCAGGTTGGTACAAGGATGAATCCTATTCACTACACTCCTTATACGGATTACAATGAGGAGATGAATAAGATGATGAAGGATTTCGTTAGTCTTAATAAAGGAAAGAAGTTTTCTGTTCCTGAAATAGTGGATGGTAAACCTACAGGGAGGATGAGGGATATTACTGTTGATGAGATGAGTCAATCTCAAATTAGATCAATAGCGGCTAGGTCTATATCTCAGAATGCTAAAGCTCAGATGCAGATAGAGGGACAGTATTTAGCCATGACCAATCCTGGCATGTTTAGTGGTATGACTACTGAACAGTTTGTTAATAAATATGTTTCTGGGTTTGACGCTGAAGAGAGCGTTCTTTTAGCCAAGCTCAAAGGGGCGGAGGCCAGCCCTTCCGCTAAGGTGGCTATCGAGGCTTCGTTACAGGAGGTTCGGGAGCAGCGCCGTGCGTTAGTGGAGGAAGCCACATCCTTTATTGGCAACAACATGAATCCCGCTAGGGCAGGGGAGTTTATTGTCCGTAACGAGTTTCTTGATGGTGTATCTGCTAGATGGTCATACAATAATTCATCAGAAAGTTATAGTGCGGATGATTATTATTTTAAAGTAAGAGATCTTGATTTCAAGGAGCGGGAGTTCTCATGGAGACAAAAATCCAAGGAAATAGATCAGAATCTTAAGCTTAGGGAGATAATGACTAAAGAAGGTGGTAACAGTCCCGGCGCTTCTTCAGGTGTTATGATTGAGCTAGAAAAAGTTCAGCCTAATGTCACTCCTGAAAATATATTTGACAATCAGTATATTCAGAATGAAAACAATATATCAACAGGAGAGAAGGATTTAATATCGTCTTTAAACCCTGTTGATTTACGAGGTATAGAGAACGATATACAAAACAATCCCTCTATATATCCAGGTGGTGTTAATAGTGAGAATATTATGGCATGGATTACCAATAACGGTGGCGGGTCTAGTTCTGTGTTATCATCACCAGAAATGGTAGGTAGGTATGAGGCTCTTATGGCGGCGAATGATAACAGGAAGAAATATAGTAAGATAATGGACGAGGAAGTTGATTATCTTACGAATGCTTTTGATGTCGCTACGAAGAATATCCTTAATGATGCTATCAAAGATCAAGACTATGTTACTGGTGGTATTGATACATATACCGATAATGGTATGGTTAACGCAAGGGATGTTGGTAAGAATGGAGCGGTTATTGGAGGAAGGGAGTATTCTCCGGAAGACGCTTTGAAAGTTTCTTCTATAGTTGGATTGATAAGCGAAAACATCAACTACACGGATAGGTCTATAGCTAATATGGAGTTGATGAGATCTTATATAAATCTGTTAAATAGATATTCGGGAGAAAATTTCACTTTGGATGATATAGATAATATAGCCAAAACTTATAGTCGTGTAGATAATCCAATAATGAATAGTGATGATGCCAATATGACTAATAGGGATAAAATGATCAAGATCATAGGTAAGAATATGTCTAGAGCTGATGGCCCTACGCTCAGAAGGGAATGGTCTTCTTCCAATGTAGGTCGTAATATAGCTAAGGCTGTTCAGGATTCTAAAACAGTCTATGAAAGAAGATATGATGAGTTTGCTCCAAGATCATGGTCATTTTCCAATTCTACCAACGCTTCTAAAGAGGATAGGCGTATGCATGCTAAATTAGAGAGTCTGCTTTTGGCGAGAGCCGGTTTCTTGAATAAAGATAAAGATAGTAGACTTAATAATTATATATTGTATGCTCGTCCTACAGATAATCCTAATACATTTGATTTGGTAGCTATGGCTGGTGGAAAGAATATCGCTACGGTTCAAGTTACTAAAGAAGAATTAGATAGTATGGGGTATAGTTTGTATGAAAGGGAGAGGAATGTGAGATCGGAAGATTATGAATCCAAGATCATTCCTGTGTCTTTTTCTGCTACAACCAATAGACCTTACCAGAAATGGGCACAGGCTAATTCGCTTGGTGCTTTCGCTACTGTCGAGAATGCGGCGGAGGAGGCTTCTAGGATGGTTGATAAGTATGATATTCAAAGTAATGATCTAGCTACATCTGAGCTTAATAAGAGGGCTATTAGGATAATTAATACGGTTTTGAGGAATTACAAGTTGTATGATGTTAAAGCTAAGGGATTCCCCGGAGGGGTTGAAGTTGGTATTTATTTCCATGGTCAAGCAAAGACTGGGACACCGCTTAAGGTATTAGAGTATAATACTGATTATGCTGATAATATCATGAAAATCATAAATATGTGTCCTCAGATGTATCTTACTCAAGCTGTGGTTGAGGCTATTAATAAGGATGTTATTGTAAAGGGTAGGGATATTAATGAACAGCATTCTGACCTTAGCAATCTTCTTTCGGCGTTGGATAAAGAGACCATAGATAAAATAGATGGTAAAAATGAACAGCAATAATAATAATGATATGGGGAATGTGATGAGGGATCAGGGATATTATGTTCCGACTCCATCCATTCCATCCCCTATGCTTTCTGGGGACAATATTTCTTCTATCCCTATTCCTGTCGGGATGAGTAGTTCATCGGATATGGATAATGATGTTTTATCCAGGGAAGGAAGTAGAAGCATACCGTCATTGGTTGAGGGTATAAAAAAATCTGTAGAGACATCTTATCATGATGACGTAAGAGCCAGAAACTCGCTTTTCCAGATGATAAATGAGGTAGGTATACCTGAGGGTAATTATGATATAACTGGGAGCAGGATCAATCTTCGTGATTCAAGATATAGGTTATCAACAGGTGAGTGGATTCCTAAATATGAGAATTATATCAATAATATAGATAATGACGATCGTCTATCGAGAAGTCAAAGTGGTTGGGAGAAAACTTATAGAGGATTAGGTAAGTTTATTTATAAGTCTGCTTTGTATGGAATAGGTGGAGTAGGTCAGTCTGTTTATGGATTAAAGGAGCTTGTTACAAAAGGGACGTTATCAGCTATGTATGATAACAGTTTTGCCAGATGGTTGGATGATATGGATAAGCGTGGTGATTATACGCTTAATCATTATTACAGTAAGGAGGAGCGAGACGCCGGATTTTTTAAAAGTATGTTTACAACCAATTTCTGGACAAATGATCTTTTGTCGGGGGCTGCATTTACGGCTGGGGCTATCTTGTCGTCTTATGCTTTCGCTGGCGCTGGTCTTATGAATGCCGCCCGTATGGGGGCTAGGATAGGAGCGACTGTCGCTGGATTAGGTAGGGCTGCTTCCGCCACGAAGAGCGGGTTTAACTCCATGCTGAGGGCCGCCCGCATAGGACGAGGCATAGGCAAGGGTTTGGACAACCTAACCTTTATTGGCACGTCAACGCTTTGGGAGGCTTCGGTAGAGTCAAGGAGTGGGTTGATGGAGTCTGAGGAAAACTTCAAGCAGGCTTACAGAAATGCCTATGGTAGAGAAGCCTCGTATGAGGAGCTTATGAGGTTCAGAAATGACAACGTCGATGCCGCCAATACTATATTTGCCGCTAATATCGGTATTCTTACATTGTCTAACATAGCTATGTTCGGTGATATGTTTGGTATGAATCTTGGCGTGGATAAGTTCATAAAACGCAATATATTTGGCGTAGGGGCTGAGAGGATGGATAACGGTATGTTAAGAGCCATAACACCAAAGAAATGGCAGAAGGTAGCCGGGAATACGTTCAATATCATTAAACGTCCGGTATCCGAGGGTCTGTATGAGGAGGGTCTTCAGGGAGTGGCTAGTAAGTCCGCCGAGGATTGGGTAGAATCAAGATACAATCCTATGGCTATCCGTCAGAACATAGGTTATATGGAGGCTATAAAGAACGGGTTCAAGGAAACATACGGGTCTAGTCAAGGCTGGAAGGAGATCGGTATCGGTATGATTATCGGATCGGTTATGGGTGGAAAGACCTTTGGAGGTATAAAGGAATGGAGCCAAGACATGTCCCGTAACAAGGGGATGGTGGAGGCCTACAACACCAATGCCGGCGCTTTGACTACCGCCGCTGTCCGTGCTATTCGTGGCAGTATGGCTCTTAACGCTCAATTATCCGGCATAGACACATCGTACGAGAGTGATGGTAGGATCATAAATAAGGATTTCAGTGACGCCGTATTCAATCGTCTTCGTTATGATTCGGAGATGGGGATGCTGGATGATACGAAGGAGAATTTCAGGACGGTAGTCGAATCTATACCTAATAGCGATATAGCGTCCGATATGAATATGACGGATGAGCAGGTCAATGAGTATAAAGCCGATCTTGTCAATGAGTTTAATAAGAAGGTGGATAATTTCACTATGGCCAACAGGTTCGCCGATTCTCTTACCGAGGGTATATCCAATAGATCGTTCAATACCTATATTTCTAACATGGTATATAATGGTCTTGAGGCTAAGGATAATTTGGACGATATTGCCAGCCAATTAAATAGGTTGTATAAAAATGATATAGGTGAGGCTCTTGATGTTTATTCTCATCTTAACCCTGATTCCCACAAAGCTATTAGCGAGCTTATGGAGCTTACGTCAAGAATGCAGGCACTTGAAAAAGGCATATTAAGGCTTCAGCGGATGGCGATGGGTGAGGAACGGTTTGAGAGGAACAAGGATAAATTGGCTAAAAAGACCGATGAGTTAGCTAAGCTGACAGAGGATAAAATAGTCCTTGAGAGGAAATTGGCCACGATGGTTAACTCGGAGGCCGATCTATCCTCCTTATTATTTTCTGATCGATCTAATAGACAGATTAGTGCTTCTGATTTAATGGCTGCGTACAACACTATAACTGATCTTGAGAATGTAGTATCTATCCGTGGTGTCGATAACCATAAGGAGGCAATGGCATTGCTTAGTGAGTATCGTCATAATCTAGTGGCTTATAAGAATATCAATGAATCTCTTCGTCGTATGCGTGATAAGAGATTTATACGGTCGCAGGAACGGGGATTTATGAAGATCTTGTCAAACGCATGGGGAAAGACTTATGAGGAGGATGATAGCAAATACGATTTCAGGAATACCGATAATTCTGACGCTAACGCCCTTTATGCCAATGATCAGGCTATAGATAAGGCTTTTAATGATGGTCTTATTGGCGAGGACGAGGCGTTTATGTTCAAGACTTATAATCATATGATCGCCAGATCCATGGAAACGGATATCCAATCTGGTGACAATATCGTTGAGAATGTCCCTGATGACGAGGATCTCCTAAATCCTTCGGACGATAGGTCTACTGATATCGCTATAAAGATCTGGAACGGCAATGAGGATATCCTGTCTCCTAGGGAGCGTCAGATATATGATAATAATAAGGATCGTATTGATGATATCATTAAAGGGTTTGGGGATAATCCTATCGCCAGACTCAATAAGATCAGGTCGATGATAGATAGGTTAAATATCAATGGTGATGTCTCGAATAATATCAAGGATGCTATTGATAATATTATAGA